AGCGGCCCTATAGCACATGCTGCCATGGCTCAACGGCAGAGCGGCTGATTTGTAATCAGCGGGTTGCAGGTTCGAATCCTGCTGGCAGCTCTTTGGCATAAGCCACAAAAAACACAAGGAGGTAAGCATGAAGAATCGCAGGAACAAAAGCCGCGTGACGAGCGAGCTTTACGACGCGGACGGCGAGATGCGGGAGAGCATCGGCGGGCAGTACACCTTTCGGGAGATCCGCGACATGATGCGCGACATCGTGCAGAACGACGGGATCCCGGTGATCCGCCAGCTGGGGAAGCATGAGGCGAAGGAACATGAGAAGGATCCGGAGTGGAAGCTGCTGAACCTGCCGAAGGTTGACCCCATCCCCATGGTGCTGGAGTACAAGTTTGACGGCATCGAATTCCGTGCAGCCGGCCATCCGCTGGATGTGCATTGCGCGAACGAAGCGCTGCTGAAGCGGGTTTTTGAGGAGGGAAAAGAAAATGGATAAGGTTCTGGCGATGAAAATCAAGGAAGGCGACATCGAGGTGGAAGTCCAGGGAGACTGCGAGGAAGTAAAGGAACAGTTTGCCAAGGCTGTTGAAGCTGTGAAGGAAATCCATCAGATGAAGATCGAATCAGGGAAAGCCGTGACAGAGGATCTTCAGGAGAAGATGATGGGACCTCTGCTGAAAATGTTGAAATAACCAATCGGACCGACGCCTTCGGGGCTGTGAAAAGCAGCTCCGAAGGCTTTGAAGAACCGATGATTTGAGGGGCTGAAATGCCTCTTATCCGGCTCGAATGTGGTAGTAAAAAATCAAACATCCTGTCATGTTCTGTGGTCGGTGGTTGACACCCAGCAGAAGGGGGTGGGCGCCCCCGCCGGCGGGAGGGGGCGGAGTGAAACGGAGCCACCTCCCAGGAGGCGGTGAGAGGAGACTACATGGGAATCAGACACATCGGGTTTAGCATAGACGGATTGCTGAATCAATCTGATTACAAGCTGAAAAAACTTGCACCGTGCTGTCGGGTTGATGGAGAATCGCTGAGGACCGCCGGGCAAGTCAAGAAGATGCTGAAAGCGGCAAAGGAAGCCGGAATGGTAGTCATCCCGGCAGAAGAGTGCGACAACTACGACGAGAAGGGGTACTGCAAAGGACATGAAGACGCCTGACGAGATCAAGAAGGGGCTGGAGTGCTGCATCAACGATGGGGAACGTACAAAATGCGTTAGATGCCCTTATGGTGATGGGACATGTATGGAAGATCTTTATGCGATTGAAGAGGATGCCCTCGCCCTCATCCGGCAGCTACAGGCTGAGAACGCCGAAAAGGATGCGAGAATCCAGCAGCTTGAAAGAGAACAGCCCATCTGGCACATCCTGCCGTATGACCTGCCTCCGTACACTGGCAGTTACATCGTTTGCACAGCAAGCGGCAAGGTTTGCACGGCGAAATGGTACGAGCAAAGAAACGACTTTGCAGGGATCGGAAGAAAGCACATTGTTGCATGGCAATGGTTGCCGTTGGGAATTACGGTTGAGGGGGATAACGATGAAATCTGCTGACGAGATCAAGAAGGGGCTGGCTGATCCGATTCATGTCCATTATCACATTGCCGATATTGAGCCGCGCCTGACATCGCTTGCCTTGCATGATCTGGAATTTCTGCACGCTGATGCCCTCGCCTACATCCAGCAGATTGAAGCAGACAAAAAGAGGGCCATGGAAAACGCTGAAATCCTGTCTGTTGCCGTGAGCCGTCTTGAAAAGGAACGGGATGCGGCGGTGGCAGACATAAACATCGCAAGGCCTTGCCGTATTTGCAAAAACAAGAATGATGACTATATATGTTCTCATTGTAACATTCCAGGACGAGATTTTGAGTGGCGCGGCGTACAGAAGGACTAACTGAACGAAAGGAGGAGCACCAATGCGGGAAAGCGACATCCGCCTGCTGATGGAGATCAGCCCGGACAGGGAGATCAGGCCCGGCTGGCAGAGGGGCGTGGAGATCCAGCGGACGAGGACGATCAAGGCTGGGAAGCTGCTGTACTGCTCCTCCTACCCGATATGGGACACGGCGACACGCCGGGAGGCGGAGGCGCAGCTGGCCAAGGCGCGGGAACGCAAGGGAACATCGGCGGCGCAGGCGCGGCTCAACGCGAGGAAGGCGGAGCAGAAGCTGGTGCAGATCATCAACGCCAACTTCGGCGCGGGTGACATGCTTCCGACGTTGACGTACTCCCCGCGGAAACGTCCGAAGGACCTGAAAGAAGCTCAGAAGGACGTAAAGAATTTCATCGCCCGATTGCGGCGGCTGTGCGCCAAGCGCGGCGTGCCGGATCCGAAGTATGTGTACGTCACAGAGACGCTGGAAAAGACACGAGGCAAGGACTACCATCACCACATGGTGCTGGCGGTTCAGCTGGACCGTGACGAGGTGGAGGCGCTGTGGCGTCAGAAGCACGGGCACGGCAACATCCGGATCGGCTGGGACGAGCGCGAGGGCCTGACGGGGTACGCGCGGTACATCGCCAAGCAGGTATGCGCCGGAGGGAACGCGGAGGAATTCAGAAGCCGTCACCGCTGGGCTGCATCGAAGGGCCTCAAAATACCGCAGCCGACGGAGGCGGACAAGAAGATCAGCAGGCGCAGGGTGGAGAAGATCGCGCAGGAGATCAAGCGCGATCCCGACCTGGCGAGGCTGCACATGGAGGCTTGCTATCCGGGATACGAAGTGCTGGAGATGCAGGTCAGGACATCAGAGTGGGTCACCGGTGCGTATGTGTACGCGGTGATGTGCAGGAGGGAGTGAAAATATGAAGGATGACGAGAAGAAATTCTTCCGGACATGTTATCGCTGGTGGAGCGACAAGAAGCGGTACATCAACTTCAGAGACATCATCCGCGTGGTGTGCGAATTCATCCCCGTCAAGAGATGCCACTACCTGCTGGAGAAGTGGGACCGGCTGGGGTTTTACGACTCCGGCGTGAGTATGGATTTGGGATGGTTTTACCCGGACGAATTCCCTGAAAGGTACAGGGAACTGATAAAAGATTTGCTTGAAAAGGAGGTGGAGGCTGATGGCTGATTATCCAGTCAGCATTGAACTGGTGCGCAGAAAGCTGCTTGAAATGCGAGATGGCATGGAGCCGACCGCAATCGCCGTGCTGAACATGGCGATTTCAAAGCTGGAGGGGTTTCCGGTGATGGATGTGGTGCATGGGCGGTGGGAAACACAAGGGCGTGATGCTGTGTGCTCCGTATGCAAATACATCCAGATAGGGGCATACCGTGCGATGTGGTATTCGCCGTATTGCCCAAGCTGCGGCGCGAAGATGGATGCGAAGGAGGTGGAGGCGGATGGCTGATGGTCTGATAAGCAAAGAGCTTTTGCGGATGTGCCTGGATGAATTCATGAAGTTGACAGAAAAGACCAGAAATGAGCCAGGAGCCGGGTTGATGGTATTCGCGATGGATGGCGCGGAATCCGCAATCAGATCGTTACGAGACAAGCTGGACAACTTCCCTACTGTTGACGCTGCACCGATAGTGCATGGGCGGTGGGAGGATGCGACGGAGATCATCGCCGGCATACGATTCCCGCAGACACGATGCACCGCTTGTGGGAAAGCGTACTGGGGATATCGGACAGAGTGCTACTACTGCCCGAACTGCGGCGCGAAGATGGATGCGAAGGAGGTGGAGTGTGATGGGCATGATAGTCAAAAAGACTGAATTCTGTGATCGACATCGACTTATGCCGGGACTGTTCAAAGGAGCTGGACGAATTTCTGAACGGGAAGAAGGAGGCACCTGATGTCGGCAACACCATGTAAGCGCGACTGTCCAGACAGAAGCCCGACGTGCCACACCAGCTGCAAGACGTACAAGGACTACCAGCGGCGGGTGGTATGGGAACGGGAACTGAGGGCGGTGGAGCAGGAAGCGATGGGCGCACACTGCGATGGAGCAAAGAGGCGGACGGGATACTGTCCGCAGAAATGAGGGCACATGGGACAGTACAAATACATCGTGGAGTACGACTGGGCAAACACGCCAGAAGGGGCGAATGACCTGATCGAATCGGAGGACCATCCGACGCTGACGAGCGCGGAACAGATCTTCTGCATCTGCTGGGACGCACATCACAACGCATACCTGGTGTGCTGGCGGGTGCGGAAGTGGCTGAACGGAGGAGAAGAAGCATGACCCGAATCAAACAGACAGACATCATGCATCCATCGTACCTGATCGCGGGGAAGATGTTCCATCAGCAACGAGGGGACAAGCGGCCGCGGGTGGCGAGGATGTACACGGTATCGGAGAGGCGTGACGGAGCAAACCTGCAGCAGTACCTGCTGACGCGGTACGTCACGAATCTGGGGGTTGCTATGAGCGCGATCCTGGCGGTGGAGGGGCACACATACGACATGACGATGCGCGAGGTGTGCCGCGAGGACCGGAAACATGAGGAGAAGATGATCATGGCCTGGTATCAGGAGAAGGGATGTCTGGAATTTGGAAACAAGGAAGACCAGTGAACCGCAAAAGCGAGGGAGCTGGCTGCTGGGCAATGACCTGGTAGGACACAAGTGGGCGAAGATGGAAGTCATCGCCCAGGCCGATAAGCCGGAGGGGAACAACCTGAAGTTTCGCGGGACGTGGTGGCTATGCCGGTGTGCGTGCGGTAAGGAGAAGGTGCTGCCGAGGCAGTACATCACGCAGGAGACCGTCAAAAGCTGCGGGTGTTTACGGGCGAAACCTGAAAAACAACCCAGGCAGGAGGCACCTGAGCCGGAGCAGGAGCCGAAGGAAGCACCGGCTGGCCGGATGAAACTGTCCAAGCAGGACATCACAAACCTGAAGCACATGATGACCGAGTGCAAATGCCGGCAGTGCAAAAAGCGATTTGTACGGACCAGCAAGGACTGGAAGTACACAAGGATCATCAATGGGCACAAGCACGACTACTGCTCATGGGATTGCTACCGGGGGAAGCCTGGCGGGAAGAAAATGAGCCTGACAGAAAGAGCGCGGCTGCAGAGTGAGGCGGCTGGCGCGTGAAAGGAGAATAAATATGGCAAACTATGTGGAAGACGGTAACATCAACAACAGGAACATCTACGGATACGGAAACTTCGTGGTGATCAACGAGGCAGCTGCGATCGAAATCATCGAAGAACACTATGCCTATGCATGGGAACAGGCCAAGGAATTCTGCAAGCGGGCTGGCAAGGACATCCACGAGGTCAGCATGATCGTGACGCTCCCCAGGTGCGAAAATGCGAGGGAAAGAGAACTTGGCTACAAGCAGCCGGACAGATATGATCCGCCGGCAATGACGATCGGCTGGAAGGTGCTGATCAACGATGAGCAGGATGCAAGGCTCACGATGGATGACATCAGGGATCTGTGCCATGATACGTTCTTCATGATTGCAAAGGCAAACAGGAACGCCATGAAAACTGACAAGTAATCGCAAAAGACTGGAGAAAGGGGCGAGGAAATACGGCAAAGCAAGGGGGTAAAAAACAGCAGCTATCACTATCAAGCACCAAGGGGACAAGGGACATCCAATGCCCATTCTTCCGGCGTCACGACTCCACGGAGATCCGATGCGAGGGCGTGATGGACGGAGCGACCACAGCAGTGATATTCCGAAACGAAAAACTCAAAGCCTTTTTCCAGTCGACCTATTGCGAAAAAGAATACAAGAAGTGCGAATTCTACCGCATGCTGATGCGTGAGAAGTATGACACGGAGTGATAGAAGCCGGGGAGCAGATGCTCTCCGGCTTTTTGCGTTTTGAAAGACTCTCATTCCAGCTTTTGATTTTGTATGGTGGAGGTGAAAAACGGCGGGAAGGAGGCGCCACAGGACATGACAGAGCAGGAAATATGGGACGCGATCAAAGCGGACTATCTGACGGGGGAATACACGGTCAAAGAACTGAGCGAAAAATACCCCAAGAGCGCGAACCAGATTTACAAAAAAGTTTCATCTGAAGGCTGGAAAAAGACCCTTGATAAAATCCGGCAGAAAACGGAAGAAAAGTACGTTGCGCGGTGCGCGCGCGTGCGTGCGCGCGAGTTGGAGGTCATATCCAGCGCGGCGGGGAAGCTGGCAATCCTGCTGGAGAAGACGGTGGATGAGCTGTCCCTGGAGCCAAAGGAGAAGCGCCTGAAAAGCCTTAAGGGGCTGAGCGCAACAGCCAGCGCCATCCAATCGAACACGGAGACGCTGATGAAGCTGTACGGGATCCAGACGCCGGCACAGGAGGCAGCACAGAAGATCGCCCGCCAGCGGCTTGCGCTTGACCAGCGGAAGCAGCGGTTTGAAGAGGGCAAGGCAGCCGCGGATAACCAGACGGCAGAGGTGAAGGTAACGATCACGGTGGAGGGCGAAGATGCCGCGAATGCTGAAACAGCCCAAGGCTGACGAGATCGTCCTGAACCTTGCAGTATCCATCATGCAATACCGGTTCCTGTATTCGACAAAGAAGTACGTCGGATACGGAGGCGCGCGCGGTGGAGGCAAGAGCTGGTCTGTCCGCACGAAGGCGACGCTGCTGTCATTGCAGTATCCGGGCATCAAGATCCTGATCGTCCGCCGGACCTATGCAGAACTGGAGAACAACCACATCATCCCGTTGCGGGAGAGCCTTGCCAAGCTGGCGAGGTACAACAAGACCGAAAAACGATTCTACTTCCCCAACGGCTCCACGATCAAATTCGGCTACTGCAACAACGACAACGACCTGATGCAGTACCAGGGCGTCGAGTACGACGTGATCTTCGTGGACGAGGCGACGCAGCTGCAGGAGGAATGGATCATGAAGATCACGGCCTGTCTGCGCGGCGTGAACAACTTCCCCAAGCAGATCTTCTACACGATGAACCCCGGAGGACCGAGCCACAACTATTTCAAACGGCTGTTCATCGACCGGCGGTTCATGGGCAACGAGAACCCGGACGAATACGAGTTTATCCAGGCAAAGGCCACGGACAACAAGGCTTTGATGCGCGCGCAGCCTGACTACCTGGCGCAGCTGGACAATCTGCCGCCGAAGCTGAGAAAGGCATGGAGAGACGGCAGCTGGGACATCTTTGAGGGCGCGTTCTTTGAAGAGTTCATCAACGCCCCGGAGAATGAGGACCGGCGCTGGACGCACGTCATCAAGGCGGAGGGATTCAAGCTGCCCAAGACGTGGGAGGTGTACCGTTCCTTCGACTGGGGATTCCGCAGGCCGTTCTCCATGGGTTACTGGGCGGTGGACTATGACGGCGTGATATACCGCATCGCGGAGTATTACGGATGCCAGCGGGACACGAGGACAGGAGAATCCATCGCGAACGAGGGCTTGAAGTGGAGCCCTGACAAGGTGTTTGCGGAGATCCGGGAATTTGAGAACAATCACCCGCTATTGAAGAACAGGGACATCAGCGGCGTTGCAGATCCGGCGATCTGGGACGCGGAGATGGGCGTGAGCGTGGCGGAGATGGCGTACAAGCATCACATCTCCTTCACGCCGGGAGACCACAAGCGAATCCCCGGATGGATGCAATGCCACTACCGGATGCAGTTTGACGAGGACGGATACCCGCGCATGTATGTGCTGGACAGCTGCAGGGACTTCATCCGCACGCTGCCATCGCTGCAATACGACGATCACAAGGTGGAGGACATCGACACCGAGGGTGAGGACCACATCGCGGACGAATTCCGCTATTTCTGCATGTCGCGGCCGATCAGCCCGATGGAGGCGAAGGACTCGCCGGCGGTTATGAGCGACCCGCTGGACATGTTCACGAACTACTGACAGGAGGAGATAACAAATGGCCATCAAGAAAACAGAGCAGGAGACAAAGCTGGGCAAGAGCCAGCAGCAGGACCAGCAGACGGGGAACCTGGCGCCGAGCCAGCGCGGGATGGAGGATGTGAACCGTGAGGCGCAGCTGCCCACCCCTGAAGTGCTGGCGGCGCTGACAGCGCAAAACCAGCAGGCGGGCATGACGCCTGTACAGACCCCCGGCATGCAGGAGCGTGCGGGACTGGAGGAAAGCGGAACCGTATATCGCCCTGCGGGCAGCCGGATCACGGTGGAGATGCTGAAAAAGGCGACGAACACCATGCACCGCTACCGCCAGGGAAAGTCCAGCCTGGAGCGCAGGATCATCGAGGCGCAGGAGTGGTGGAAGCTGAAGAACTGGGAGCAGATCACCGAGAAGAAGGGCATCCGAGGCTCCAGCAGCAGCAAATCCAGCACGGCATGGCTGTGGAACTGCATCGTGGGCAAACACGCGGACGCGATGGATTCCTACCCCGAACCGGCGATCCTGCCCCGGATGAAGGATGACAAGCTGGAAGCCGCCAAGCTCAACGCCATTGTGCCGGTGGTGATGAAGATCAACGGATTCGAGCAGGTGTACAGCGACTGTGCGTGGCAGAAGATGCTGGAGGGCACGGGCGCGTATGGCATCTACTGGGACAAAAAGAAGCTGAACGGCCTGGGGGACATCAGCATCCGCAAGGTGAGCATCCTCAACTTGTTCTGGGAGCCTGGCGTGAGCGACATCCAGGACTCAAAAAACATCTTCCACATCGCGCTGGTGGATAATGAGCAGCTGGTGCAGATGTACCCGCAGTTGGAGGGGAAGACGCTGTCCTCCCCTTCCACGGTGAGCAAATACCGCTATGATGACAGCATCAGCACGACGGACAAGAGCCTGGTGGTGGACTGGTACTACCACACCTACAACGAGAACCGGAAGATCCTGCACTATGTGAAATACGTGGGAGAACACGTTCTTTATGCGACGATGGATGACCCGGAGTGCCAGCAGCGCGGCCTGTACGATGATGGTCTATATCCCTTCGTGCTGGATCCTCTGTTCCCGGTGGAGGGATCCCCCTGCGGATTCGGATACATCCATGTGGGCAAGGACACCCAGACGGACATCGACCGCATCAGTCAGGCGGTGGTGAGCAACGCGACGGTAAACGCAACGCCGAGATGGTTTGTGCGTCAGGACGGCGGCATCAACGAGGAGGAAGCGGCGGACACCACCAAGCCCTTTATTCACTACAAGGGTAACCTGAACGCGGAGAACCTGATCCCCGTGGTGAATCCTGCGCTGCCGGGCAACGTGATCGACGTGCTGGCGATGAAGGTTGACGAGCTGAAATTTGTGACGGGGAACGCGGACGTGAACAACGGAGGCACCCCCAGCGGCGTGACGGCGGCGAGTGCCATTGCGGCGCTGAAGGAGGACGCGGGCCGATCCAGCAAGGACTCCAACAAGGCGGCGTACCGGGCGTATTCGCAGATCGTGACGATGGTGATCGAGCGCATCCGGCAATTCTACGACATGCCGCGGCAGTTCCGCATCCTGGGGCCGGACGGCGGGGAGATGTACGTCGAGGGCTACACCAACGCTGGCCTTATTCCCCAGCATCAGGGATTCGACGGAGGCGTGGACATGGGATACCGTCTGCCGGCGTTTGATATCGACGTGCGCGCACAGCGGGAGACGGCATACACCAAGGCAGCGCAGAACGAGCTGGGAATCCAGCTTTTCCAGCTGGGCGTATTCAACCCGCAACTGGCGGACCAGACGGCGCTGCTGCTGGAGATGATGGACTTCAAGGGCAAGGAAGAGCTGCTTCAGAAGGTGCGGCAGATGGGCACGATGGCGATGGCGCTTCAGCAGATCGGCCAGATTGCGGCGCAGATGGCCATGCAGCTGGGCGATGAGCAGAGCGCGGCGATGATCCAGCAGATCGCCATGACAGCCGCAGGCGGTGGAGGAACTGCCGGCATGCAGCCGATGCAAAGCGGCGACTTTGAGATGCCGAAGAGCGAGGCGACCAGCGGGAATCTGGAAGAAGAGAAGCACCCCTTCGTGAAGAAGGCAGAGGCGCAGAGCGAGGAGGCGACAAGGCCGCAATGATCGTGATACATGCAGAACTGGGGCGTGACCTGACCTTCTCCATATCGGCTGATGGCCATGCTCATGCACAGCGCAACGAGGAAGACCATGACCTTGTGTGCTGCGCGGTATCCACGATCATGTGCACGCTGGCGACCAGCTGTGCAAACGTGGAGGATGTGAACACCGTATACCACACCGGCCACGGGCATGCGGTGGTGACGGTGACGGACTGCCTGGAGCTGTGGTGCGAGATCGCGGCGCGGTTCCAGATGGCGGTGGATGGGCTGTATGCCCTGGGACAGCAATATCCACAGAGCATCAGAATGGCTGTGGAAAATTGATCGACAAGCGGGATGGGAAAAAGACTCTCATTCCGCTTTTTTTATTGCTACGATAGCGATGTAATCGGGGATTCTTGCACCCCGCGGCGCCGCGACGATACAGCGAGAAAGGAGATACACATGCAGGAAAAAGTGATGAGGAAGTTCGATCTGACGCTCTTTGATGACGGAGGCGCAGGAGCTGGCGCGGCCGGAGGAGAGGGCGGAGCAGGATCGGGCGCGGGCGTAACATCGGAAGCCGCCGTTCCGACGAATCCGAACAGACGGCAGCGCAGGACAAATCCTCTGGCAAACGTGCAGTACGGCAAGCAGCCGGAAGCACCTGCAGCCCAGGAACAGCCGAGCGCGCCGGCACAGGAGGCCACAAGCGATCCTGACGCAGAGTGGAAGGCCGTGAAGGAGAAGTACAAAGACCGCTTCAATGCCGACACGTCCGCCATCGTACAGGAGCGCCTGCGGAACTCGAAGCAAGCGGAGGAAACCCTTGGCAAGCTGGCCCCGGTTTTTGAAGGACTGGGGAAGAAGTACGGCAAGGAAGCCAGCGACATTGACGGCATCATCGCCGCGTACACGGATGACGATTCGCTGTACGAGGAGGACGCCGCCAAGGCAGGCGTGCCCACCGCGGCTTACAAGCAGCTCAAAGCGCTCGAGGCAGACAAAGCAGCCAGGGACGCGAGAGATGCACAGACGCTGCAGCAGCAGAAGTTCCAGGAGCATGTGCAAGGGATGGTGACAGCCTTTGAGCGCGACATCAAACCCCTGTTTCCCAATGCAGACCTGAGAGCAGAGCTGCAAAATCCGCGGTTTCAGCGCCTGACCTCCCCGGAGGTAGGCGTGAGCGTCAAGGACGCGTACTACCTGATCCACCGTTCCGAGATCGAGGCGGCGCAGATGCAAGTCGCGGCACAGAAGGCCCAGCAGAAGCTGAGCCAGAGTGTGCAAAGCGGCATCCAGCGCCCGACCGAAAACGGAACGCAGCATGTCTCCTCGCCGCTGGAAATCCGTGACGATCCTTCCAAGTGGTCCAAGGCGGACCGTGAGGAAGTGAAACGCCAGGCGCGAATGGGCAGGAGAATCATCCTCTGACAAGCCTCCTCGCGCATGGCATGGACCAATGCGTAAAGGAGCAGAAAATGAAGAAGTTCTATCTTTTCAACCTGCAGATGTTCGCTGAGGCGGGCACTGTGACCAACGTGACCACCGGTACTGTCAACTCCTACACCGGAGCGACCACCAACACCAACGCGATGAGCGCGGAGATGAAGATCTTCTACAACACGGAAGTTCTGGAGAACAGCCGTGAGAAGATGATCTTCGGCCAGCTGGGCAGCAAGCAGAGCCTGCCTGCGAACCACGGAAAGAGCGTTGAGTGGCGCAAGTTCGACACCCTGCCCCAGGCTGACAAGCTGCAGGAAGGCGTCATCCCTGAGGGAAAGAAGCTGACCACCACCAGCGTCAATGTGCCCATTGACCAGTGGGGCCTGTACGTTTCCATCTCCGACGTGCTGGATATGCACGCCATCGACAACATCATCCTGCATGCGACCGAGGAAGTCGGCTACAGCGCGGGCCTGACCTACGAGAAGCTGATCCGCAGCATCCTGATGACCAACGCGAACGTGCTGTTTGCTGACGTGCTGGACGCCGAGGGCAACTTCGTCAGCACCCCCGCGACCCGCGCCGCGCTGGCCCAGGCGACTGCTAACGTGGCCTACCTGACCCCCCGCATGGTCAACAAGGCTGTTACCATCCTGAAGAAGAACAACGCCCCCACCTTCTCCGGCGGCAAGTACCTGGCTGTTATCCATCCCTCCGTTGCCGAGGATCTGCGCAACAGCAAGGGCTGGATCGAGGCCCACCAGTACGACGCCTCTGCGGAGATCTTTAATGGCGAGATCGGTGAGCTGCACGGCGTGCGCTTCGTGGAGAGCAACCTTGCCCCCATCGTGAAGGAGGGCGAAGTGGCGGTGTACCTGACCATGTTCTTCGGCAAGGACGCTTTCGCGGTCATCGACCCCGAAGGCGCGGGCATGGAGACCATCATCAAGGACCGCAGCGAGATCGGCGGACCCCTGAACCAGTTCAGCACCGTGGGCGCGAAGTTCGAGATGGGCGCCGGCATCCTCTACCCTGAGCGTATGCTGACCCTGGAGAGCCTGTCCAGCTACTCTGACCTGGACGAAGCCAATTAAGGAGGATACCTGCAATGGCTGACAAGGAAGTCAAGACCACCGAAGTGGAGACCAAGCCTGAAGCCGCCAAGAAGCCTGCCAAGGAGCAGAATCCCTGGGCGGTGAAGAAGAAGATCCGCCTGGACAAGAGCCTGGGCGGTGACAAGAAGTCTGTATACGTCGCGGTGAACGGCCGCGCCTACAACGTGCCCACGGGCAAGGAGTGGGAAGTGCCGCTGCCCATCTACGAGCAGCTGAAGCGCATGGAAATCCAGATGGACATGCTGGACGAGGTGCGCGATGACATCGCGAAGGAAGCGAAGGAAAACATGAGCCGCAACATCGGCTGACCCGCAAGGGGGATGGGGACAACCCCGTCCCCCTTTTTGTTACGAGGAGGAATAGCATGACCATACAGGCTGCCATCGACACGATCGATATGCTGAAACCCAACATGATACCGCCGAATCAAAAGGTCGCATGGATGAGTGACCTGGATGGAATGATCTGGCGGGAAATCATCATGAAGCACGAAGGTGTGCCGGACGGCATTTGTTTTGAAGGATACGACCAGGACACAGAATTCGGTGTGACACTTCTTGCACCGGAACCATACGCAGACATATACCGCCACTACATGGCGACGCAGATAGATATAGCAACACGGGAAACAAATGAGTACACCAAGGACATGCTGCTGTTCAACAACGCATGGCAGACGCTATGCGATTACTGGACAAGAGAGCATATGCCCAAGAGCAAAGTGACAGAACTGCGATTCTGAGAGGAGGAAAATATGGCATTTTTCCCTGAGCTGCCGATGTGGGAAACGGCAACCATCAACACAAAAGCCTTCCTGGGGCTGAACCGCGGACTGTCCATTGCAGATGGAGAAATGGCAGACATGCTCAACATGAGCGGTGATCATTATCCTGTCCTGTCCACCCGCAAGCCGCGCGCGATGCACACATGGCCCGAGGGCGGAGAAAACAGGTTTGCAACGCCGCTGAGCGGGATGCTGGGCACGGATCGCCTGATCCTCTGCCATGAGGACAAGGTGTATATGGACGGCGCGGAAATGCCGATCAAGCTGTCAACGGACGAAAGCATGCAGCCCAAGCACCTTGTGAGCATGGGCGCGTATGTATGCATCTGGCCGGACAAGAAGTACTTCAACGTCACCAACCCGGAAGACAGCGGGGACATGGGAAAGAAATGGGGACCGGAGGGGGATGCTACCATTTCTGCGATGATGTGCCGCAAGGACGGCACGAATTATGACGAGGACAGTATCACCATCAGCGAAACTGCGCCGGCGGAACCGGAGGACCGGCAGATGTGGCTGGACACATCCGGTGAAACAGATGTGCTGAAGCAGTACAGCGCCATGCACCAGGAGTGGATCCAGGTAGCGACTACCTACATCAAGATTCAGGCGGACGGGATCGGCAAGGGGCTGAAGGAATCCGACGTGGTGCACATCAGCGGCGCCAAGGTGAAGGGCGAAGCTGCACCAGCAGCGGAAGCAGGAACCGAAACACTTCCCTACCCTACAGACGATTTCCACCTGTACTCTGCATTCAATACAACCCACATGGGCGGAACCAACTGGGTGAGCAGCACTGCCAATATTGCAGAGAGGACAAAAACCTTCAAGGTGGACGGGATCCCGGAAGGAGCGGCGGTGACCAGCGCAGTGCTGAAAGTGACAGCCGGATCATCCGCATATGGAGCGAAGCTTCTGACGGTCAATGGGACATCCATCAAGGAAGGACAGGAAAACGAGGTGCCGGTGGAGGCATCGGGAAATGGAGAGTACTCCTTCCTGTTCCGCTTTCAGAGCAACAACGACGCGAATGTCAGCGGTCAGCACGGTGGCTCCGTAAGCTTCACGGGCGTTGTGCTGGAAATCACATATGAAGTAACCGCAACGCCGGCGGATGCAGATGTGGACTTTCTGAACACGACGAACATCCTGTATGGATGCGGAGATAACTACATCATCGTGGCAGGTCTTTTGAGGGCCGCTGTGACGCTTGCAGAGAGCCTTGCGGTGGAACTGAAGATCCCCGACCTGGACTATGTGTGCGAGGCGAACAACCGAATCTGGGGATGCTCCTACGCAAAGATCGACGGAACGCTGACCAACGAGATCCGCTGCTGCGCGCTGGGTGACTTCCGGAATTGGTACAGGTTCGAGGGGACAAGCATGGACAGCTATGTCATGTCGGTCGGATCGGACGGGAAATTCACGGGAGCATACAGCCTGCAGGGCGTGCCGCTGATGTGGAAGGAAGGATTCCTGCACAAGATAAGCGGCACACAGCCAAGCAACTTCACGCTGAACACACTCAAATGCAGAGGCGTACAGGACGGCTCCTGGCGGTCGCTGGCGGTGGTGAATGAAACGCTGATGTACAAGGCCGCAACAGATGTGATGGCCTACGACGGTGCTATGCCCTACTCCGTCAGCGAAAAGCTGGGGACGGAGCGCTACTACGAAGCGGTGGGCGGCGCACAGCGGGACAAATACTACATCAACATGAGGGACAGCCGGATGCAGTACAGCACCTATGTGCTGGACACTGCGAAGGGGCTGTGGTACCGGGAAGATAATCGGCGTATCCCGCTGATGGCCTCTGTCAGCAATGAGCTGGTGATGGCGGTGGAGGAAGCAGGAGAAACGCTGCTGCAAAACGCTGCAAAAGCACAGGAAGGCGTGAACGATCAGCCCTGGAGCGCGACGTTTGGCATCTTCGGATTCGAATTTGAACGGAGCAAATATCTGTCCCGATTCAATATCAGGGCACAGATGGTGGCCGGCAGCGTGATGCACTTCGACATCCAGTACGACTCCAGCGGAGAATGGGAACGCATGGGGACGATGAAAAGCAGGACACTGCAGACGTTCACGCTGCCGATCATCCCGCGGAGGTGCGATCACTGCCAGGTGCGAATCAGCGGCGTGGGAGATGTGAAGATCTATTCCATCGCAAGGGTATTCGAGGAAGGAGGAAACTGATGGCGACTTATCATGAAGTGCCGAGGCCGGAGCGGCCAAGGGGGACGGACGAGCAACGTTGGGAGCAGGTATACAGATACCTGTTCCGGCTTTCTGAACATCTGGAGCACATCATCAACAACCTTGTGAAGGAAGGAGAGATAGAAAATGAGCAGAAAACCGTATGACGAATTCACCAACTATGGGACAACAATCGGACCAGAACAGACAAGAGGAACGACAAGTGAACAGCAAAAATACGCTTATCCCATTGGCCCAATATGGCCTGAAGGCATGAAAGACCAAAGCTTCGAAGAAATAGCATATAACTACCCAACGGCACCAACAAGAACGACAGCGGAAAGAACATCAACAAGCGTTGGGGGAGGAACAACAGGCGCCGGCGGCGCGACCTACACTGTCAACGCGGGTAACCAGCCCTATGTCAACCAGCTTAACGCGCTGTACGATCAGATCATGAACCGCAAGCCCTTTCAGTATGACCTGAACGGAGACCTGCTATACCAGCAGATGGCGGACCAGTATGCGCAGATGGGCGCGCAGGCGTCCCGCAATGCGATGGGGCAGGCGGCGGCACTGACGGGCGGCTACGGGAACTCCTACGCACAGCAGGTGGGTACACAGGCGAACCAGCAGTACATGACGGCGCTGAATCAGAACATCCCGGATCTGTACCAGCAGGCGCTGAACGCCTACATGGCAGAGGGCAACAGGATGATGAAGCAGTATGAGCTGGCAGCGGCGCACCCTGGCATGGTGGAGGCGATCAGACCGAAGACCTACACCGTACAGCAGAAAAGCGCAGAGGAAGGCGATGACACGTCCGCGTACATGCAGATGCTGCAGAATATGCTGAGTGGACGGACCAGCATGCCCGGAAACACAACGCCGGGTTTCAGTTTTGAAGATTACCTGAAGATGTTTCAGCAGTGAGGAGGTCACATATGCCCAGGATCAAGACACCGTATGAGCTGGCCGTCGAGCGCTTCATCCAGCAGGGGACTGTTGATGAAGCTGCAGAGCAGATGTGGCGTACAAAAAGCGGCCCCGCCTCGCAGAAACTGACGGAGTATGAGAAGTACAAGCAGGCGGGTGGCCAGGGATTGAGCAGCCAGGCATCGGCCCAGCTGAACAACAAGAACTTCTACACAGCCGGAACGATCAAGGAATACAACCCGGAGCATACCTTCCGCAGCTACCTCGATCAGCAAGCCTTTCTTCGGAAATTCCGCGACGAGGGCGTATGGGATGTGGAGGGCAACGCCCCCTCTGCGTGGTCAGGAACATTCCTGGCCGCGCAGATCCCTGCGCTATTGAAGAAATATCAGGACAGTCAGGCTGCAGACGCAGAGTGTGCAACCGGCTCCGCGATGGCGGAATATGAGAAGCTTGCGAAGAATGCGGAACGCTGGAAGCAACTGTACGCAGAGAAGGATCGCGGCTATTCCGGCGAGACCATGGACGATGGCAAGCCCAACACGACCAATATGCCGGTGGAGGAAGCCGCACGCTGGCAGAACTGGCTGATGGCGGATTACCTGCTGGGCGATCAGGAAGAACTGTTTGACTTCGATGCTATCAACAGCCGATATGAGGCGATGAGCGACGAGGAGTACTACGCCGAGGAAGCCCGCCTGCAGAAGCAGTTTGATGAGCTGGACTGGGAAGCGCTGATGAATCCGCAGATGCCGGTCTATGAGAGCAAGACTGCCGAACTGGAGAAGCAGTACAACGACGCGGTGAAGGAGCAGGAAGCCCGCAAGCTTTGGGACACCTACAAAGGGCTGGCGGAGCAGACCCCCGGCACGCTGGATCTTGAAAAGTACTACGCGGAGAACATCGAAGGGTACGACCCCCAGGTGTTCAGCAGCGACCGGATGGCGAATCTGGTGTACTTCATCAACCATCAGGGCGGCAGCGGCCAGCAGTTCAATGTGGAGAGCATGATGCAGGGCGCAGGGCTGGGCTCGTTGTTCACGGATGAAGAACAGCGGACCGTGCAGTCCTATTACGACAAGGGATACAACTACCTGCTGCCGGACGAGATCGTCGTTTACAATGACCTGTATCACACAGATCCGAAGATCGCCCAGGGCTTCCTGGACTCGCTGGAGGGAGAACTGAGCAAGCGCAGATACATGGTCAAGAACGCCGAGACAGAAGTGCTGGCGACGTCGAAGGAATTGTCTGTACCGATGTGGATGATCGGTCGCGTTGCAGGAATCGCAGACGCGCTGATGGCTCCTGTGAAAGCCGCAGAGGCGTTGAGCGGAGATGACAACTACTACGGCCATACAAACGACTTCGGAAACATGCAGCAGATGGTGAACGCTGCTCAGGAAGCCGGACTGGGTGAAGTAGAGTGGGCAAACAATCTGGGCACGATCGGCGGGAAGAATATCCTTCAACACCTGTACACTGGAGGTACATCGGCGGCGGACAATACGCTGCGCATTGGGGCAGGCGGAAAGTTCGGCGCGCTGGCGCTGGCGGGACTGGGCAGTACATCAAGCGCATTGCAGGAATTGTCGCTGCGGGATGATATGTCCGGTGCGGCGAAGGTTGTGCAGGCAGGATTGATCGGCGGACTTGAAGTCGTTACCGAGAAGATCGGCCTGGACAATCTGTTCAAGGTGGATGTACCAAGTGCGTCGAAGTATCTCATCAACAGCATGGGCGCGGAGATCGGCGAAGAAGTAGTGAACGCCATCGGACAAGAGGGCGTGGAATACGTCGTTGCGATGATCTTCGGGCATGAAGCGGAGATCAAGAGCGCCGGAGAGCGTGGGACCGACCTGCTGAACACCATTGTGCAGACCGCCATATCCTCCCTGCTGATGGGCGGTGGAGGCGCGATCAGCCAGGACATGAATACCCGCGCGACGGGCAAGCAGCTGCAGCGTGAGGGAGACATCGAAGGTGTGTTGAAGATCGCGGAGAGCATGCCGGCAGGGAGTGCGTCTGCCCAGGCAGCGGCGCCCATCCGGGATATGCAGAAGCGTGGCAAAAAGGTCAGCACCCGCAGCCTGGGGAAACTGGTCAACGCCGTGGCAAAGGACATCGGCGATGAAAACGCGGCGACCGTCAACCGGATCTACGAGGAGGCCATCGAGGATCGGCTGGTGGAGCTGGGCGAGGACGCAGCCAGCGCAAAGACCCTGGCGCCGACGATCCGCAAGGTAAGCAGGGGCGAAAAAATCCCCATGCATGAGCGTGCGGCGATCGCCTGGACGGACAATGCCAGCCAGGTGGTGAAGGAACTGGCGACGGAAACCCGCGAGGGAGAAGAAAACCGCGCAGGACAGAGCTGGAAAGCGCAGACGCAGGGGAAACTGACGGAGGCAGCAGTGGGTACGCTGGGCAAGGCCGCACAATTCCGAGAGGCAATGACCAGCAAGACCAGCAACGTTACCGCAGCCGGAAAGGCGGCAGAGCGCGCCAAGGCGTTGACCAAGGGCAACAAGGGGAAGAACAAGCTGCAGGCGAAGGAACTGGCCTATGATGACGGAACCAAGGGACAGGGCGAGTTCAGGAAGGTCATCAAAGACGGGGACACCCTGAAGGTCGGCATTAGCGTGGATGGCAGCGATCAGCTGAAGGAAGTATCCGTGGATAGCCTGACCGGTGCTGGCGATGAGGGCCTTGCGACCATTCTGGAATATGCAGCCTATGAATCCCGTCATGAAATGAGCGCGGAAGAAATCAACATCATGGCAGGAACATATGCCCAGCAGGGCGGCGATGCGGGAGCATTCATCCAGCAGTTTGAGGAAAGCTACCTCGCCGGATACAGCGGCGTGGAGCAGAAACCCTCCAGCAAGCTGATGCAGATCGCATACGACCACGGACGCTACGAAGCTGTGAAGGACGAAAAGAACCGCGTAGCACGGGCAAAGGAAGCCCGGAGCAACGCGGCGCCGACGGTGGGCTGGCTGGGTGATGCGGCCTCTGATGCGGATGTGAAGGGCAGCGGAGACGCAAAAGCCCTGGACGAAGCAACCAAGGGAATGACGGAAGGCCAGCAGCTGGTGGTGGAATTCGCGAAGAACCTGAGCCGGAACACGGGGCTGAACATCGTCATGTTCCGAAGCAAGGCGATGGACGGCGGCAGCATCAGCACGCAGAACGGCTCCTACGACGCAGCGACCAACACCATCTACCTGGACGTGAACGCCGGTGTGAACAACGCGGCAGAGCTGGCAAGGCAGAAGGAAGAAGGGACGCTGGGATACGCCATCATGCGGACGATGGGCCATGAAGTGACCCACGCCATCGAGGCGACCAGCGTGGACTTCTACGACCAGTACAAGCAGGCGGTGAAGGAGGAACTGACCGCCGCCGGCAAGGACTGGGCACAGCTGGTGCGGCAGAAGCTGGACGCCGCCATGCGCGCCGGACAGAAGCTGACCTATGCGGGAGCCGAGGCCGAAGTGGTGGCGGACGCCTCCGAGTACATGCTGCAGGACAGCCAGTTCGTGCAGAACATGGACGCGGGGCTGAAGAACAAGGTCAAGCGGATCATACAGGACTTCATCGGGAAGATCCGTGCGGCGTTCAAGGCGCTGACCGGAGGCCATGAGGAATCCCTGGCGCTGCGGACGATGCGAAACGGCGTAATGCAGTATTCCGAGCGACTGCAGAAGCTGTGGGACGCGGGATTTGTGGAGATGGCGACAGCGAAAGTGCGGGAGGACCATATTGCCGAGGAAGGCGTGATGGTGCAGTACAGTCCGCGAAACGTAGAAGCGGATGCAAAAACAAGCATCAAGGATCAGTTGCGTGCTGTTCAAAACCAACTGAACACGATGGATGTGGTTGCATCCGTACATGCTCCGTCATTCGATGGAGTAAAGGAAAAAGAACGTAAAGCATGGGCGATAAACGCACTGAAGTCCAGCGGATACAAAACCGACGTAAAAGACTTTGGAATCGTTGAGCACGGCGAAAAAGAGATCAACAACAGCCTGAACTACCTCAACAGCAGCGAAGAGATTGCGGCGTTCGCATGTATCCCCCGCGTGCTAAAACGAGGCATCAGGACGAGCGGACACGAAAATCACAAGGGCAGAAACTACACAACCGTTACATTTGCAGCCCCTGTAGAGATCAACGGTATGCGCGGAAATATGGCTGTTGTGGTCAAGCAAACAAGCAAGAACCACTACAAAACACATCGTGTGCTGATGCCGGATGGCTCTGCGTTTGTCTATAACGACAACGAAAAAACAGAGCCTACTCCTGCGGGCGGCATTCCTTCCGATGGGAAGGCGCAAGCAACGCACATCAGCTCTGTTACTAATAGTGTATCGCAATCTTCCGGATCTGTCAATGGGAACATTCAGAAATCGGCGAGGGAGCAGACCGTACCGGTGAATGAGTTGCCAACGACACGCCAGTTTTCCATGCGTACAAGCGTGGAGAAGCGCGAGGACGGCCTGATGGCGGTGCACAATCTGAGTGCTGACAAGCTGACAGACACGCTGGAACTGGGCGGATTCCCAATGCCTTCCATCGCCATTGTAAAAGCGAAGCATGGGCACACCATGTACGGCGGTTACAGCGTCATCTTCAGAAAGGACACTATTGACCCGGAAAAGAACGCTGAAAACCGTGTATACGGCAACGACGCATGGACGCCCACGTTCCCTCCGGTAGAAACAGAAATCGACAGCGAAAAGCTGCTGGACGTGCGTAAGAAAATGAGCGATTCGGTCAAAAAGCTGGATGGCTATATGGCGCAGAGAGTGCAGCAGTATTTCAACCAGCTTGCCGGTCAGCAGGAAACAACCAGTCGTATTCCTGACCTGCGGGACAATGCATGGAATAACCACGGTATGCTGGCGGCCTACCTGACCGAGCAAGGCCAGACGGTCAACATCATGACGCACGAAGTGGTTGTCGACAGGGGGTATAACGTTGAGAACGCTGAAATGTACGATGCAATTCTCGACGTAATGGGCGATGATGCAAACGTCAGCATGCGTGGAATCGACATCATCGAGAAGTACGGCCAAGCCCTTGCGGACGCGAACGACAAGCTTGCTGTGATATACAGACGGTATCAGGCGGGAGACAGGCGCTCCGGCATAGCGATGCTGAACAGAGTCACCCAGGCTAAGGCATACAACGCCGCTGGCAGGGATACAACCGTCCAGACCAAGACGGAGAACAACTACGATGCAACCCGATTGGGCATGCAAGCGCAGATAGACCGCACAGCTTACAATACGTGGGTGGAGGATGTGCTGGCACAGTTCATGGGCAAAAAGGGCATCTACAATGGCAAGGAGCGGTTCACCAACTCCGGAAACCGCAGGAGCTTCAAGTATCTTCATGATGCGTACACGGCAGAGAATGTAATTCGCGCCATGCAGAAGGAGCCAGAAAGCGACATCAGCCCCACGAACGCCAAGGGGCTTCAAGCCGCAGCGGCCCGACGGTATGACAGCATTGAAGCCATCAGGGCAGACAGTAGCCGCCTTGGCAAGGTCAGCGAGGAAGAGTACAACGCCGCGCTTGCAGAGATTGACAACGAGCTGCACGACTTCCTGAACAGCATCGAAGCATGGGACTACGACAAGCAGGAACAAGCAGGAAATCTGCTGGTCAAGGCAGCAAAGAGCACCATGGATAACAGTGGCATCGTCCGTCTGTTCAAGAGCAACGGTTTCATGAAGATCACTCCGGCAAAGGCACGACATGCGCAGGAAATCATCCGTCAGGCACAGAACATGCCCACCGGCTACTTTGAAGCAAAGCCTGCGCGCGTCGTGAATTTCGACGAGGTGGCAATGCTTATTGCACCGCAGGACATGCCTGCTGAACTGGCTGCCAAGCTGGATGAGCTGGGAATCAAGTATACAACCTACGATGGAACGGATGAAGACCGGCTCGAAAAGGCCAATGCGGTGGAGAACGTGCAGTTCAGCCGCCGCGACGAAGCCCCGGACGGCGTGAGCATCCGGGAATTCCTGGGCGGCATGAAGCCCACCGACCGCATGACGGAGACGGAGAAGCTGCTGCTGAAGCGGTATCAGGAGAACCTTCGCACGCTGGAGGAAAAGGAGAAGCTGGTGGCGGAGCAGGAGGAGATCATCAGGACAGCGCCGATCAAGAGCGACGAGCTGACCATGGCGAAGAACCGGTATCAGATCTACCGCACCCAGGCGAACCGTGCAGCGCGCGCCTTGATGGACGCGGAACGAAGCGAGGGATTTGCCCGCGTGATGGCGACATCGCAGGAAGTGGTGAACCGTTATCTGCTGGGAAGCGCCGGAGCCGTGGGAGACGCGGCGGATGTGCTGGACGAGGAGATCGCCGGCCTGACGGCGCAGCTGAAGGCGGTGGAGGCTGATGTGACCCGCACAGCCAGCGGACAGCGGACGGCATTTGCCCGCGGGCTGTTTGACCAGAAGCAGCTGAACGAGGCCGCACAGAAGCTGAAGGACACCTACGGGAGCCGAATGAGCGTGAAGGCGATTGCGGACCGGCTGGCGCTGGCGTATGGAGAAATCTATGCGGATATTGACGGACAAGGGCCGAAGATGTTCATCGCAGCAGCCCGTGATCTGGCAGAGGATATATTGCGAGGGAACAAGTTCCGCTACAAGTCGGAGATCCTGCCGATGCTGGCAGAGCAGATCGGAACGATCAGCCTGACGGAGACGGATGTGCAGGAGATTCGCAATGCCGGATTGACGGTGAGCGAGTACAAACGCATGCTGTCCCCGTACATCAAGGTGGTGCAGGGCGGAAGCGGACTGAGCAGCTACGCCAGCAACGCGGAATACTACGGCGAGGGTGCGCTGGCATCCGTGCTGGGTGAGGATATCGAAGGCAACCTGGCAATGCAACTGTACAACGTCATCAGCCGGGAGAAGGCCCAGGAAACGGAAATATCCTATGAGGGCATGAGCGAAGGTCAGCTGATCGCAGAGGCCATGGCGGACATCGCCGGCGCGAATCTGCCCATGAGTACAGACAGCAAGACCGTGGACTATTTGCGCAAGGAACTGCTGAAGTACGCCGGAGAAAGCGCCCAGGCGGCACAGAAGGTGGAACAGGCCATCATAAACGCAGAGAAAGCGACCCGCCGTGCAAGCAGCGTATGGCGCGCGGCCGTGCAGGAAGTAAACACCGCCAAGCAGGCGGTGGAATACTACCGGAAACTGGATGAACAGCGCCGCCTGACGGAGCTGAAGGAGCAGAAGCAGGAGATCACCGCCCAGCTGCGGAGCGACTACGCAAAGAAGCTGGAGGAGAAGGTGCAGAAGCAGCGCACCGAATACCGGGAGCGTGAGCAGAAGGCACGGGAATACCGCCACAGCCGCGAGGAGCTGGACAAGCTGCGCCGGCGGATCGGCAGGAACGTGAAGCGGCTGAACACCATGCGGATGCGGGAGACCGACCAGCGGCATGTGCCGCAGGAATTCCACCACCTGGCGGATGCGGTGATGCAGACCTTCACCGACAGCAGCCTTGCGAAGCTGGCCTTCAGCGCGGAAAAGACGGCAAGTCTTGCGCGGAGGTATCGTCTGCTGCAGACAGTCGAGAGCGACATGACCTATTACTGGGATGACGAGATCGAAGGTGAGATCGAAAACCTGGTAGCGCTGAGCGAGGCATACAACGCGATCCGCGAACGCGGCGCGGGCGTGCCCAGCTATTTCAGCGTAGAAGGCGTGAAGCTGGAGACGGAGATCCTGACGGGCGTGGACAACATCGTCAGCAATGTGCTGCAGATGATCGACAGCGCGAACGACGCTTTCCTGCTGAATAGGAATGAAACCTTCGAGGCCTACGCAACCAAGACCGGCGAGGAAATCCGAAAGAAGCAGGACTACAAGCAGCTGAAGGGCTGGCCGGGCAAGGTGCAGAAGATGCTGGACGAGAACATCCGCACCGGCAACATGACGCCCATCTACTTCATGGAGCACCTGAACAGCCCGCTGCTGAAGGAAGTGTTCGACGAGGTCCGCATGGGACAGAGCGACTATGCGAAGATCGTGGCACAGGGCAAGGGCTTCGTGCAGGAAGCGAAGGAGAAGTACCACTACGGCGCATGGGTGGCTGACGGCAAGCTGAAGATGAAGACGAGCCAGGGCCATCAAATTGAGCTGACCCGCGAGGAAGCGGCAGAAATCTACGCCATCGCCAAGCGCGAAAGCACCAACAAGCTGTACCAGACGGAGCATCTGCTGTACGGCGGCTTCCAGTACAAGGATATCACCAAGAAGGGCGAGGGCCTGTACGCGGCGAAGAAGGAGAGCCATCAGCTGGATGCGGCGGATATCGCCAAGATCAGCCGCTGGCTGACGGATGAGCAGAAAGCCTATGCGGATACGCTGGTGGGCTTCCTGTCCACCACGATGGCGGATTACGGCAACGCTGCCAGCATGGAGATGTACGGGTACAAGAAGTTCAACGAAACGTACTACATCCCGTTCCATACCGCAGCGGAGCAGCGCTTCCAGCGCGGCGATGAAGGCCCGCAGGGTGAGAACGTGGGAACCGGGCGCCTGAAGAACAGCGGCTTCACCCACAGGCTTCAGCACGGCGCGAACGCGACGCTGGTGGTGGGCGGACTGACCGACACGGTTTCTGAACACATCCACAAGATGGCGACCTACGCGGCGATGGTGCAGCCGATCGAGAACATGAAACGCCTGCTGAACCACAAGGTGATGGAACCCGACGGCACGGTGAACACCATCCGTGCGCTGATCGGGCAGAAGTACGGACAGGCAAGCCAGGACTACATGACGCAGCTGCTGAAGGACCTCAACGGCGCGGCCATGGGAGACGAGCGTGCCACCGACCTGGTGAACAGCATGATCGGCGCATTCAAGCGCGGCGCAGTGATGGCCTCTGCCAGCGTGGTGCTGCAGCAGCCCACCGCCATGGCGCGTGCGATGGCCTACATCAGCCCGAAGTACTTCACGAAGAATCCCTTCTACCGCCCCGGCAAGGGAACATGGGACGAGATGATGAAATACGCTGGCACGGCGGTTATCAAGGACATGGGCAAATTCGACGTGGGCATGGGATTGACGGCGCGGCAGTACATCGCTGACGAACACCTGAGTGCAATGGAAGCCTACAGCCGCCTGAAGGCGGACAGCAAGTGGGAGGCCGGAAAGGAAGCGTACAAGCGCGCGCTGGACTGGCTGACGGCTGCACCGGGAAAGGCTGACCAGTGGACCTGGGGACTGATCTGGAAGGCAGTCAAAGCCGAACAGGCGGAGCTGCATCCGGGTATGGACGTGAACAGCGAGGAATTCCTGCAGCTGTGCGGAGACCGATTCGATGACGTGATCGACCACACCCAGGTGTACGACAGCGTGATCACCCGCAGCAACCTGATGCGAAGCAAGAACGCCTTGCACAGGATGGCGACCAGCTTCATGGCTGAGCCGACGCTGAGCATCAACATGCTGTACGACGCATTCCTGGGAAAACACGACAAGAAGCAGCGCGGGAAGATCCTGGGCGGCGTGATCGTATCCCAGGTGCTGGCGGGCGCGATGGCGGCGCTGGCACAGGCGTGGAACGATGACGAGGACAAGCGCAACGTGGTGGAACGCTATGCGGACCGCGCGACGGCGAACATCCTGGACAATCTGAACCCGCTGGGCATGCTGCCTTACGTATCCGACCTGATGAGCCTGTTCGCAGGATACGAGGTGGAGCGTCCCGACATGGCGGCGGTGGCAGACATCATCGACTACGGCAAGACCTTCATCACCAAGGCGGCGGATCCTGAAAAGACGCTGACCTGGAAGGACTACGAGAACTTTGTGGGTACGATAGCCAACATGGCAGGACTGCCGGCAAAGAACATCAGCCGAGAGGTGCGCCGAACACGCAACCTGATCATGAACAGCCAATGGACCGCCCCGGACGCTTTCAGCGTGGGACAGGCGATGCTGGAAAATGTGCCCTTCTACCAGAGCAAGAACGCTGTGTACTACGAGCGCATAGTAGCGGCAGAGCTGAACGGCGACACGCAGAAGGCGCAGGACTACCGGGAGTACATGCTACTGAGCAAGATGGTGAGCGAAGATGCGATGAAGACCGGCCTGAAGAAGGCCATGCAGGAGCGCTTCATCAGCGGAGACGCTGACGAGGATGCCGCGAAGCAGTATCTGCTGAAGATCGGTGCATACGCTGATGAAGACGATGCATACTGGGAAGTGGACAAATGGAAGGAGATGCGGGATGAAGGGATCGCCGCCGGTGACTACCGGAAATACGCAGACTTCTTCCAGGCGGTGGAAACAGGCGAGAACCTGAGAACTACCATCAAGGAGTACCTGGACAACGGCGTGAGCAAGACCACACTGGCGTCGCAGATCACCACCCAGTACAAGCAGCAGCTGATCGACCTGAAGGCAACCGGCAAGGGATACGCCGACCTGCAGGCGCGGCTCCTGACCGCTTATGAGGCCCTGGGATATGACCGGGCGCAAAAGCAGAAGGACATTCAGAGGTGGTTTGAATAAACCACTAACGCAGCCTATTGCTCGCAATAGGCAAGTGTAGCCAGCGCAGCCAGAGGCTGTGATGGCCGGAACAGAAGTGGTTTGAAAAAAAGTAATACCAACGGGCGGGGAAAGACTCTCTTTCCCTGCCCTGTTTTGTTATGGTGGAGGCGGATAGAAAGGAGGGAAGCCTATGGGCTTTGAATACGGCGTGACAGCCATCGGGAAACTGACGCGCCTGATGCTTGGCTACGCAGGCGAAGGCGGAACGAGGAAGATCCGAATAGACGTGAGAGAATGGCTGGAGCAGTTTCCGGGCGCAATGATCGTCATTCAGATGGTTCGACCGCAGGACAGGTACAAGTACTTTGTGTCGTACACGAAGGAAAAAGGCATCCTGACATGGACGGTGGGACATGGCGAGGTGAAGTACGCGGGCAAAGGCCTTGCGCAGATCACCCTGTACAACACCGACACCATGCAGGAGTACAAATCCCGAGTGGTAGAGACCATCGTTGCAAGGAGCCTGGAGGAATTCAACAGCATTCTGCTGGAAGAAGACGATCCGGCGCAGAAGTGGGTGAACCAGGTTTTGGAGGCGGCGAAACGCGCCGAGGATGCCGTGAGCCAGCGGCTCCCCTACATCGGGAGCAACGGTAACTGGTGGATCTGGGATATGGAAACCGGTGCATATGCGGACAGCGGCATTGCGGCAACGCCATCCGCAACGATGCAGCCGCTCATTTTCACAGGCGCGGTGGAGGAAATGTACGACGGCAGCAAGACGGTGTATGTCAACATCCCGACTGGCGGAATCGGAACAGATACACCGAGCGATCCTACATCTTCCGTGCCGGACTACTGGAAGGACCATATGGACGCAGGAATCGTCGATGCGAACGCTGCCATGACAACCGCTGCGATGGACCGGAGCGCATTCCTGTTTTACACCGATGCGCACTGGACAGGCAGCTACAAGATGGCACCGACGCTGCTGAAATACATCGAAGACAGGACGGACATCAAGAAAACGTTCTTCGGCGGTGACATCATCGAGAACGAAACGGACCGGAGCTATCTGGTGGACTGGCGCACCCAGGTGTCCAGGCTGACAAGCCATCACAGCGCCGCCGGAAACCACGATGACAGCATCGACAATGATGCATGGACGATCGAAGATACATACGACTTCCTGCTGGCACCTGAGAAAACAAGCGAAGTCGTGACTGGCGCGGACCTGTACTATCACATCGACTCCACAGCGGAAAAGACACGCTACATCTTTGTGGATACGGCGACCCGCGCATGGATCCTGGACAGCACCGCACAGCAGACGTGGTTCAAGAACACCCTGAAGGCTACACCCGACGGATGGCACATCGTCATCATAGGTCATCTGTGGTGGGACTACAAGCACAACGATGACGAAAGCTACGAGGCAAAGGACACATACTCCGGGAATGCCGGGATAGTGTTCGACCAGATCGATGCGTACAATGCCCGGACTGGAGAGTACGCATCCTGCACAGGCCGAGTGGAATTCTGCATCGGAGGACACCTGCACTGGGACGCAGACTACACAAGCCCAGGCGGCGTGCCGGTGATTCTGGTGACGTGCGAAAGCTACTACAGCCTGAGAAATGGCGCGACCGCTACGCAGGGAACCATCACGGAATCCTCTGTCAATGCCATTGTTGCAGACTATGCAGCAGGCGTTGTGCATGTGATCCGCTTCGGCCGCGGGAACAGCCGCACGGTGTATCTTGACGGCTCCGGAGGCGTGGAGAAGGACCCGGAGCAGGAGGAAGAAACCGTTGAACCCCCGCCGGTGTACGGCCCGGACAACATGCTGGGCATCGCTACCGAAGATGACGGCGTGACGCCGTTCAACAACGGCTGGGGCTTCAAGGACGATACGAGATACAGCCAGTCCAAGGCGCAGGATGAAGCTGCGCCGGGGTGGGACATCACCGGATACATACCGGCCGTACAGGGTGACACATTCCATTTCAAGAACATGCTGTTCATGGACGGAAGCGTTGCCACTGTGGACGCGAACAGGACCTATGTTTACTGCTACGATGCAGACAGGGAATTCAAGGTTGTCGGAGGACCGTACTTCCCTGAGAGCAACCTGCCGAGCACTGCCTGGTCGCCGGTGTATAACGAAGCCGGAGATATTGTCAGCCTGACAATCCCGCTGGACTCCTACTACAACGGGACGGCGTATGTACGATTCGGCGCGAACGACATCACCCGCGACACCGTTATCACCAAGAATGCGGAGCCGAAGGAAAACGACTACGAGTACACCGCGCCGACGGGCGATTTTACCAACATGCTGGACACTGCGACGGACGCATCCGGAAATGTGTTCAACGACGGGAACGGGTACATCAACAATTACCGCCCTGTGGCAAATGGCGCAGACATCCTGTCCGGCGGATGGGACTCGACAGGTTTCATCGCGGCTGTGCAGGGCGATGTGATCCGCTTTGCAAACATGGAGTTTCTTGACACCGGTAACGCCGGAGGGACCTATAAGCGCAGCGCATTCTTCTGCTACGATGCAAACAAGCAGTACATCGGGCAGTCTCCCGTGTTCGTCTACGGTCAAGCGCCGGGAAGCCTGTGGAACGCACTGTACAACAGCAACGGCGACATTGTGCAGCTGACGATCCCCAACAACTCGTACTACAGGAGCACGGCGTTTGTCAGGATCGTTGCGAAGAATATCCGTGGCGACTCGATCATCACGGTCAACGAGGAGATCAACCTGTGATAAACGCTATTCATCTGGCGTGGATCATCCCCCTGGCAGCGGCCTTCGGGCTTCTGCTGGGGGCGATGGCTTCCGCAGCCAAGGACAAGAAGGGAGAATAACACCATGACTTACGACTGGAACAAGATGGAAGAAATCACCGTACCTGTGGGCATCAACGGCTGGGTATACGCCGGCTCCGTCACCATTAACGGCGTGACGGTGGACTTCCCTATCGGCATCCCTACTTCCGTGCCGGAACCCGTTGCGGAACTGCTGAAGAAGTTCATCGCGCTGGAGGAGGACAAGAACAAAGTGCCGGCGCAGGGTGGAGGCAATTTCATTGTAAACGCAACAGAAGTAACTGCTCAATCCCCCGGAGAAGGGCTGACCTTTGCCTGCACTGCCAAGCTCGATAAAACCTTCAAGGAAACAACAACTGCGTTCCGGACGGGGCAGCAAGTCATGCTTGTCGCAGAAAACCTTATGGGAGAGGGCGAAAAGTGGCACATCCCTGCAGTTATGTGTACTGACGATTCGTTGACACTGTTCCAGCGGGTGCCTGGCCTTGACATTGTTGGCAACTTCAATCAGGATGGAACGATGAACGTTAGTGGATTTGCGACATAACGAAAGGAGAAATCACATGGCGATAAAGATTGAAAGCATGACCGGCACGGGCCTGATCGGCAACAGCACCATCCACCAGAAGGTGGAGATCACGGCGGACACGGAGGCGGATATCACCGGCCTCCCCGCGTATGGTCAGCCGGTGACGGACGTGGCTGATATGACGGTTATCCCGGCGCGGGGAAGCGTCGCCTACACCGCCGACCTGAGCGTGGGGTACATGCTGAGTCCGTCGGGCGTGTGGACGAAGTTCAGGGGGTGATGAGATGGTCGGAAAAGACTTGATCATGGCAACGCTGTTCGGTAGTGGCGGGGGCTCCTCCGGCTCGGGCGGCGGGTCTGCTGGTGTCAGTCCCAAGGAGGTCAACTTCTACGACTACGACGGCACTTGCGTTCATGCCTACACGGTAGCAGAAGCGCAAGCCCTGTCCGAACTCCCTGCTGGCCCGGAGCATCCCGGGCTTGTGTTTCAGGGCTGGAACTGGTCGCTGGAGGGCGTGAAGGGCCTGACCCGCGCCATGAATATCGGTGCGATGTACACCACCGATGACGGCACGACCCGCCTGTATATCACCTTGCAGGAAGGCCGCACCAGCCCCATGCTGGGCGTGGGTGTGAATGGCACGGTAACGGTGGACTGGGGCGATGGGACGGAGCCGAATGTGCTGACGGGTACGGATATAAGCACGACCAAGTGGACACCGGAACATGCATACGCCGCGCCGGGTGATTACGTTATCCGGTTGACGGTGGATGGCGAGATGGGACTTCTTGGTATGACAGGCACAGGTGGTTCCTGTGTTTTGCGGCACTCAGAAAGTTCGGACAACCGCAATAAAAATTACCTTTATGCAGTCCGTAAAGCTGAAATAGGCGCAAATGTTCAACTTGAAGGCGTTGCTTTCCATAGCTGTATCAGCCTCGCATCCGTATCGATCCCCGCCAATGTTGTTTTGCAAGGAGCATATACTTTCTACGGATGCACTGGGCTGAAATATATTACAGTTCCGACCGGAGAAACTGTAATGGCAACTATGTCGAACCAGTTTGCAAATTGTTACGGCTTGTCTTTCGTGTCTTATCCAGAGAGAGGCGTTACATCATATCGAAACTCAGTTTTCTCTTCCTGCTCCAGTTTTGCATCCGTGATCGTCCCAGCGCAAGTCATCTCTATCGAAGCGAGGTCTTTCTACGGTTGCAATGGCGTTGCTTTCTACGATTTCACAGCTCACACAGCAGTACCGTCGCTGGCAAATACAAACGCATTCACCGGCATCCCCGCCGACTGCGAAATCCGTGTCCCTGCGGCCCTCTACGACGAGTGGATTGCGGCGACCAACTGGGCAACCTACGCTGACTACATCAAGGCATATTAAGGAGGTGCGACCATGATTATCACCGAGCGAGTAACCATCCGAAACCGTGACTTCATCCGCACCTACAGCGACTCCAACCGTTTCGTGGTGCGTGACGGCGTTTCCTACTCCGAGGCCATCGACCCGTTGGATTCCGGCAGGGTCTACACCGAGGGCGAGGTCATGCCGGAGGAAGTCACCGACCTGTCCGAGGTTGAAGCGAAGGCCAAGGCATACGACATCCTTGTGGGGGAGGCGGAATAAATGAGCGAGTACATCAACAAGGCGCGGAAGCTGCGCCCCTACATCGTACAGGCATCGGCCTCCCTTGATGATGCGTCCGCCAGCAACGCGGCAGAGCTTTTCCCGGCCCTCAAGCAGGACGGCTCCCTCGTCCGCGCTGGCACGCGCATCAACTGGCACGGCACGATCAAGCGCGCCGCCTCCGACCTGTGGGACACGGAGCAGAACAACCCGGACAACGCCCCGACCCTGTGGGAGGACATCGCCTACAAGCAGGGCTACCGAATCATCCCGGAGACCATCACGGCTGGCACGGCGTTCAGCAAGGACGAGCACGGCTGGTGGGGCGATGTGCTGTACAAGTCCCTGATCGACGCGAACGTGTACACCCCGGAGCAGTATCCGGCAGGGTGGGAGGTGGTCTAAATGACCATCAAGGCATCAGACCTTTGCCGCCTGTTCCGACAAGCCCGTGACGAGCGCTGGGGCTACATCTGGGGCGAATCCGGCGGTATCTGGACGCAGAAAGAGCAGGATTCCGCCACCCGTGAGATGACAGTCCAGCATGGTCAGCAATGGGTCGGGAAGCGCGTGGCAGACTGCTCCGGACTTTTCCGTTGGGCGGCGAATGAGCTGGGCGCGTACATATACCACGGCTCCAATACCATGTGGAACACCTACACAGACCCCGCACATCGCGGGGCTGTGGGTGGCCGCATGGAAATCTATCCCGGCACGGCGGTCTATCAGAACACCGACGGCAAGCGTACACACGTCGGCATGTACGTCGGCGAGGGCAAGTACGGCGTGGATACCGTCATTGAGGCCCAGGGGACGCGGACAGGCGTTGTCGAAAGCAAGCTGTCCGCGTGGGATGAGTGGGGCGAACTGCTGGTCAAGATCGGCGGAGAGATGGTCAAGGTGGACTATGATCTTCCGCCGAACGTCATCGAGATTCCTCCGCGCACGATGCGCAAGGGTGACAGCGGCGAGGACGTGAAGGAGCTGCAGGAAGCGCTTGTCCGCGAAGGGTACGACGTGGGCAAGAAGAAGGACGGAACGCCTCTGATCGACGGCAAGTACGGCAGCGAGACCCTGAGTGCCGTTCGGGCCTTCCAGCATGACCGTGGTTTGAAGCCTGACGGCATCGCCGGTCCGCTGACGCTCAATGCCCTGCGGCAGACGGAAGACGATGAGCCGGACGATGACGAGGACGAGGACAAGCCCGTGGAAGCCCCTGACGGCCCGCAGGAGCCCTCGGACCGTTGGGAAACTCTTTCCATCGAGGAAAAGGTTGAAGACCTAAATGAACGCCTGACGGCGATGGAGGGTGGTGGTTCCATTGGATAACACCATAGGCATTGTGCAGACGATCATCGAAAACTGGCCCGCCATCGCTGTGGAACTGACCGCGCTGGCTCCGGTCCTGGCGGCGGTCATCATGATCTGCAACGGCGTCAAGTGCCTGCTGCGCAATGAGATGCTGACGATCTACTACCACAACCGGGAAAAGAAAACCATCCGGCAGTACGAGTACGAGAACTTCCTGCTGCTCTACAAGGCGTACAAGGCGTTGAAGGGAAACTCATTTATCGACAAGATCAAAAAGGAAGTCGATGAGTGGGAAGTTGTGACGTAAATTTGCCTTATTTACAAACTAACTGCACAATCTAAGACAATAAATATGCAGATTCTTTAAGCTAGAAAGGAGAAACAATCCGATGGACATGGACGTAAAGGCAATGAGTCTTGTCAGAGACTATGCTAACAAGCACCTGGATAAGTCGGATACTGCCACCACATTCGGTGTGTTCATCGTATGGAAAAGCAAGATCCTTCAGAACTGGAAGTATCTGATTTCGACCACACTGTCTGATGGCATGTACTACGAAGTCACCTATAATGGAGACAAGAAAGAGTGGTACATTGATGCCTACAAGAAGTTTGAGAACCAGTGCATCGCCGACTGGTAAGAAAGGAGAATTAACATGAATTTCGGAAACGCTATCAACATGGCCAAGCAGGGTGCGCGTATCGCCCGCAGCGGTTGGAACGGAAAGAACCAGTATGTCGAGCTTGCCACCAACATCTCGTATATGAACGCTAAGGGAGAAATTGTCAATGCGAACCATGACGCGATTGGCAATCAGGCATTTGCGTTTGTTGGAACCAGCGGTGTGCAGCTGGGCTGGCTTGCCTCTCAGAGCGACATGCTTGCTACTGACTGGCGTGTTGTCGAGTAAGAAAGGAGAAACACCATGATTGATCTGACTAACCTGTTCAACGCCATCATCGCCCTGCTGGCGGCTGTCATTACCGCCTTTGTCATCCCGTGGATAAAGGCCAAGGCCAGCGTCCAGCAGCAGGAGGCCCTGGCGGGACTCTACCGCACGCTGTGCTTTGCAGCCGAGCAGCTCTATGGTTCCGGCCACGGCGAGGATAAGCTGGCCTATGTCGAAGCGCAGCTGATGGAGCGCGGATATACCATTGACCGAAATATGATTGAGGCCACCGTGAAGATGCACTTCGGCGAGTGGGGAAAGCACAAAAATACTGATGAGCTGCCCGACGATGAGGAGACGTCCGATGAGGACGAGGAACCGCAGACGCCGCTGATGTAAAGGGGGTGATGCGCGACGGACATTGACAACAGCACCCTTGCGAACAACATCCGGGAACGCATCCACTCCAAGCGGGACAGGCAGATCATGGCCCGCAAGCTGATCGACGGAATCACCTATGAGGCGCTGGCAGAAGAAGTCGGCATGAGCGCCCGTGGCGTGAAGTACGTCGTGCAGCGGAACAAAAAGAAGATACTTTGACCATCAGGCCCACCCTACGGGGTGGGCTTTTTTATGTTGCACGGAATTTGCACTTTCCTTGCCCAGAGGTTGCACCGTCCTTTCATCGTGAAAAACGGCGAATTATGGGACAATTTTGGTGCAAGGAGGCGATGCAACATGTTCAACCAGCCTATCTACGGCAATCCCTACCCGATGCAGTACCAGCAGCCCCAGGCACCGGCCCGCAATTACTACACGCCGATGGCCCCGATCCCCCAGCAGCAGACAGCACCGGGCCTGATCCAGGTGACCGGCATGGAGGGCGCGAAGGCGTACCCTCTGGCCCCCAACAGCGTAGCCGCCCTGTTTGATGCAGACCGTGACGTGATGTATATCAAGAGGACGGACGCTGGCGGATACCCGACCATTGCGGCGTATACCTTTGCCCCGATGCAGGAGGCAGCACCGACTCAGCAGACGGAATACGTCACCCGGCAGGAATTCGACGAACTGAAGGAGATGATCGCAAATGGCAAGCAGCCTGTTCGGAAGGCAAAGCCCGCAACAGAATCCGACGAATAACACCATGAAGACCCTGATGGATGCCATGCGATCCGGCAAGCGCCCGCAGGACGTGCTGCCGAAGCTCGCCAAAAAAGACCCCACGGTCATGCAGGCGATGCAGATCATCAGCGGGAATGCACCGCAAGCGGTCACCGGCATCATCCAGAACCTCGCCGCAAAGCGCGGCGTGACCATCCCGGCACTGATCGAGAGGCTGGGCATCAAGTGATGCAAGGGCTGAGTGCACGCGGCCTTTAGCATAGATACGCGATCGCAAAGAAAAATTCTGCGATCGCAGAAGAAAGGAGAATTTTATGGACGAGAATTTTGCCATGGGTTACGCCATGGGTCAGGACAACAACAACTCCGGCGGTGATTGGTTCGGCGGTGGCTCCGGCGGCTGGCTGGGCATCCTGCTGCTGATCGCGCTACTGGGCGGCGGTCTGGGCTTCGGAGGATTTGGCGGCTTCGGTGGCGGCGCTGGCATACAGGGCATGGCCACCCGTGCGGACATCAACGAGGGTTTTGCCCTCAACAACATCACCAGCGGTATCACTGCCATCCAGCAGGGCATCGCTGACGCGACCTACGCGCTGACCGGCACCATCACCAATGGCTTCCACGGCGTGGATCGCGGCCTGTGTGATTTGTCTCACCAGATTTCCGACTGCTGCTGCGAGAACCGTGCCGCCATCGCCCAGGTGCGCTATGACATGGCCACTCAGGCGTGCGACACCCGCAACCTGATTCAGAACGCCACCCGCGACCTGATGGATAACCAGAACGCCAACACCCGCGCGATCCTGGACTTCCTGACCACCGATAAGATCAGCACCCTGACCGCGGAGAACCAGGCGCTGAAGTTTGCGGCCTCTCAGGCACAGCAGAACGCCTTCATCACCGCGAACCAGGACGCGCAGACCGCAGAGCTGATCCGCCGTCTGGGCCGCGATTGCCCCGTGCCTGCCTACGTCGTGCCCAACCCCAACTGCTGCTACGGCAACCCGCTGGGCGTCGGCTACGGCTACAACGGCAGCTGCAACAACTTCGCATAATCCGGGATAGTTTGGCGCTCCGCCATTCCCCACAACCACAAAGGGGCGGAGAATATCCGCCCCTGTTTTTGAAAGGAGAAATACTATGATTAACGCTTTTGTGACGATCCCTGTTGCTGTTGCGGCCGGCGCGAATGTACTGTTCCCCGGATCCCGCGCACGCACGAACAATTCCTGCTACTGCAACGGCGGCTGGCTCACCCATGAGGACGGCAGCGGTCAGTTCCTTATCTCCCGTCCCGGCATCTACCTGGTAGGCGTTGGCACTCAGGTCACGTCGGCGGTTGCCGGCACGGTTGCGACCCTGGCGATCACCACCAATGGCGAGGCGCTGGCAGGAACAACCATGGCCGAGACCATCACCGCGGCGGACGATGTGGCGCAGCTGGCGACCACAGCCCTGGTGCGCGTGCCTTGCGGCGCGTCCATCACCGT